CACGAAGACGGGGATTCACCGGTCCATGCCGGTGGGTTATTAACCCGTACTATGACCACTCACGACAGAGAAAAACTCGCCCGAATCAATAGGTTCGTGGCTGAACGGATTGGTCTAGATAGTGCCGCAGACATTGCCCAGAGACAATATATGGCCGATTGGGTACGCGATAATGCTTGGGATCTTAAAGAACTTCTTGAAAATGGGAGTAATGATTCCGGAAGCGGAGGCGTACAGACTGATACAGGAGAACTGTCACGTAATCGAAGTGATGGAGTATCTCAACAACGTATGTATACGGTCGATGGTACTGAATTTTTTGTGCCTCTCGGATACAAGGGTCAGTTTTACCAACGGTCAAATGGCGACATTGTGTTGGATCATGATTTGGGTTCGTCATTGGACTCACATGATTTGACGCCTATCATTGCTTTTAGCAAACAACCTGAACCTGCACATTGTGAAGAGGAAGGTTCCACCGGTGTCAATCTGCGAGACATCGAAGACAGCCCGCCACGCGTTGCACCTACGTGTGGTGAGGATACATCATGCAGCAAGAAGGTGCGGGACGAAAAGCCCCGTATCCGACGTGTTGTAGAGAATGGTAAAGTCATTTATGAGGCGGTTTACAGTGACGGAACAGTCCTACGCCCTTGTAAGTGTCGTAAGGGGAAACAGGTGAACGCTCAGAACGAGGAGCTCTATAGAGTCCAAATGCAGGAAGCGCAAATTATTCTTGCAGGAGCGTTAAAACAAACCCCTTACGGTCGTTTCAAGACATTTATTGGAAAGGCTTACGCTCAAGCGTTAAATTGGATGTTTACAACCCCTGAAGGCCTATATGGGTACCTGATGGGGCTAGGAACAGTTCGTAGCGTCCTTTTTGCGTCATGGTTCTTTTTGTCTGGACCATTGTTGTGGATGAGTGTGGCAGGATATGCCCTCACCTACACGTCGTTTGAGTTGTACTACACTATTTTGTATGTCCTACAGGCGTTTAATTATGCCTATCGATTGCGTCGTGACCCTCGACGAGCGAAGTTGACTGCCGGCTTGATTGTCGGTAGTATCACTGCTGCCATTATTGGTATCGTCGCATGGGCTATTTGGCGTAATCGTAGTAAAGGGAGGAAACAAGCAGGACCTGATGATGCGGGTACCCCTCTCTGGATAAATTTTATGCGTAGTGCTGTGAGTATTATTGGTGCTGTTGCTCTTTTGGCACCAATTTTTATGGAATTTCGATGGCTTCCAAAGTTTGATTGGATTAACCGAGGCGTAAGGGATGCTGCAATCAGCCTTAACCTAACTGGTGCCTATTTCAAGCGAGCTGTCGATCGTTCCGAGGCGTCCAAGGACCCAGGAACAACATTTGATAAGATGACTGAGGATTTTCAGTTGTTGAATATCCATACTTGTGAGGAGCAGTATGACTATTCTGGTGGTCGCTACGAGACAGTTCATGTCACGAAGCGAACAATCCAACCGGATGGCACTGTTTCTAAATCCAATGTTAAGTTGGACCCGACACGCGTTGTTTTCGAGCGGCGTTTGAAGGCGGACAACTTAGATGAGGTTGTGACTTTTGCTAAGCCAGTGGAGAAGCCATTGGCTGAAGTAGTTAGTAGCATAGCTGACATCAGTCTTGATGGAGGTAAATCGTATTACCTCTGGACCACAGGGTCAAACGGAAACGTCCAGGTGATTACATCTATTAAACATGCTGAGTTGAAAGATTTAGCGAATTGTTTAGTTAACCCGAGTCAAATCCCTATTGATTTGCCTAATTGCAGCGTTACTTATGCTGCATCACGAGCGAAAGGAGGGATAACGTTACGAGATGATTTGGTGGAGACACTAATGCCGGGTTCAACGGCTAAGATGCCTCCTACAAAAGGGAAAGTAGATATCATTGGTGGCCCCGATGATGCCAGTATTCGTATTGGTGTAGGGGTGGATGGATTACGTGAGACACCACAAGCTTTGTCGCCGGAAGAGTTAGTTCTCAATACAGCGTCAACTTTGTGTGGTATTGGATGGCTAGCGTTAATGGTTTACCTAGTCATCCGTGTGGTTAGAGCACTTCGTGCTCACGACAACCCCGAAGCGCGTGCGCTTTTTCGGCAGATTCCCACAACGTGGGTCTCTGATACCACTGTACCAGTATTTACGAAGCGAGAAGCCTCACCGAAAGGGATGTGTTACGTCGCGACAAAAGTTCAATTTAAAACCCTTACGGGGCAGAAAAGGACTTGTTGGGTGTTGACGCAACACGTGTTTGATCATGGTTTCAAGCCGTATGTGCTAATGAATGGGAAGGAGGTTGATTTAACGCCTCATGTTACATTCATAGGGAATGATTTGGCAATTATTGACCAGAAGGTCTTGCCATATCCCGGAAAGCGAGCTTTGCATGCTGCAGTGCCTGCGAAGTCAGTTGCTACGTTCTTCGGAACATACGATCCTGACACACTTATGCCTTGTGTTAGTTTCTCTCTAGCTACGACAGCTACTTGTGGAAAGCGTTTAAATTACGACTTTGATACTAAAAATTTTCAATGTGGATCTCCAGTTGTTGATGCAACGGAGCCAACAAAGTTGTATGCTATTCACACCGGTACTTATGGAACAGTTAACTATGGAAGTCTGTTACCTGAAACAATAGCCGATGAAGTTACCAACGCCCCCCCCTCACAACCAAATCCTGAAGGACGAGGTATGAAAAGTGGGGCTAAGAATGTTACAAAGGGAGGTAACCTGAAAGCTGCTCAGCGTCGCCGCGACCAGGAGGATCGTGAAGAGGAGATTAGAGCCAGAAGAGAGGAGCGCTATTACTTGCAGGACAAGTATAAGGATGCACTCGATGAAACTGGAGAAACTGCCCTAGAACGCGCTGATCGTCTTCGCGATCACTTAATGTATGGAACGAATAGTCGTGAAATGCAGGATAAGTTGATTGAGGAGATTCAAGAGCTAGAAGAATACGACGATTTGCAAGATTGGGAGACATCGTACAATGAGCTGCGTAAGCAGCAAGAGGAGATTAATAAGAATCGAACTACGTGGAGTGATGACCAGTTATCCAAAGCCCGTAAGGACTTGGAGGACAAATGGGCGGCATTCTACGCTGGCGTTCAACAAGCCACTGATATGGCAAAATTGTCGAACGAATTTCCTATTTTGTATGAGGGAATGGTCCGTTTTTATGGGACGTATGCTTTAGAAGCAGTTCAAGCGAAAGCTAGTCCTTTAAACGATACCGGCCTCTCGTTGTCCGCTACCAACCAGAGCGATGCCGCATTGAAGAGAGCGGCGGCCTCCGAAAATTTGGATATTTTGAAAAAGCAAACAAGCGAATGCCCGAAGATATTGACGTCCCAGATCTTAATGGAACCGTCTTCTCGGAGTTCGCCAGCTATTGCACCAAAGGAGGTTATGACATCCCAAAAATCGAGTACACAAGTGCCCAAACAACCCGAAGCACCGTCAACTTCGCAATCCAAGCTATCCAGGCGGCAAAGGCGCCAGATGGCAAAGGAAGCGAAGAGTGGCGACAAGCAGTAGAGTTGGCTTGGGTGTGTCTTAAGTCTCACCTTTGTGGTGAGCAGTTGTCGACGGATGCGGAACTTCGAGCAGAGCTCGTCGACTCTAAGTCCTCCGGATTTTTCGGTAGATTCGGTGGCTTCCCTATTAAACGTGATTTTAAAGCGAGGGCGGGAAACTGCCTTATGACCTACGTTCGGAATCACGTGGTAAGGAATTATTATCCTTTCGTTTACTATGGTAAGATGAAGATAGAACTAGTACCAGTAGTGAAATTGTTGCGTCGAAAACAGCGCCTTTTCATGATAATGTGTGTTGAGCATTTGACAGCACATAAGTACTTCTTCTCTAAACAGAGTAAGCGATTGCGCAAATTCCGTGAGATCGCCCATGGCCAGACATGGTTTTATGGTAATGTTCATCGATTCGCAGAGTCTTTGCTCGGGAGTCAAGTAGATTCAGAAGATGATGAGTTCTTTGATAAGAATTTCTTTTTCATGGACGACATCTATCTACTTAGGACCAGGGCGCTTAAGATGAGTGTGAATCTTGATGATGCTGATCTCGCTTTGCTTGATCTGGTTGTTCGAAATATGCGTGAAGTTTTACTAGTTTTGCCGACGGGAGATATAGTGAAGTGTGTTGATTGCGTCAACCCCTCTGGGGCTGATGCTACCACTGAAAATAACTGTATTGCTCGTTTGATTGCAGAATGTTATATGCAGATTAGATACTACCACCAGATAGGTAGAGCCCCAGACCCCATGAGTGTCACGAAGCCAAAGCTACGAACTCGTTACTTAGGTGATGATAGAATCGCAGGCTCAGTGGACTACCCAGAGGGTTATCTCGATTTTTATCGAGATCATATCAAGGAAACAGGTATTCTCCTGAAAACATTAGTAAGGACGGATGGACCGGTTGGAGCAGAATTTGCTGGTTTTACCATTGCACGATCGCATTGGAATGACCAGTATTATGTTCCGCATTATAAACTTGATAAGTTGTGGGTTGGATTATTTGTTGATCGGGAGTTTGATCACAATATCATTCTTTCACGATTTATGGCATTCTCATTGTTGATGTATCCACACTACAGTGAGTATTTGAAGCTTAAACCCTTAGTTATTTCGTACTTGCAAAAGTTCGAGACGACGAGTGAGTTGTTAGAGATCGCGATCAGTTTCTGGGCGGATGAGAACTATCTCCGCTCGGCATGGACTGGTTATGAAGGAAAGGTAGGAGGAGGGATATTGGAAAGATGGCCGTCCCAAGCTACACCGCTCCCAGAGCTTCTCGAAAAGCTCAAGCTGTCATAGATAATATGATAGCAAATCGTACCATTACACCGGAAGGGGTGAATTGGATGGTACTAGCAACCGATCCCTTCCATGATACGCCGGTTCCACCAACCGGTTATCCTGACATTAACACGTGCAACTCGTTAGTGCAAGTGTATACAAAGACTCTCTCTGTCTCCGCTCCCTCTTCTACAGGGACGGGACCATTTGAGATGCATGTGTTTTTAGCACCCTTTACAACGTGCTTTAGCAGTAACTCCGCTTCAGCCCTGAATCAGTACACGTACAATCCGTTAACCAGTACGTTAGGTTCAGCCACCACATCGACATATCCGAACATAAACCCTGGGTACAACATTTTGGTTGGAACGCCTGGGGCGAATTGGCAACAATCAGCGTCAGCTGTGATGACTAATGTCGTCGGCGCTAGCGCATATGGTTTCCCTTCGACAGCCTGTGGTGGGTTGTATCGTATGATAGCTTGTGGGATTGAGGTTGTTAATACGACCTCTGATCTCTACAAGAGTGGGTCTGTGACTTGTTACAAGGCCCCCTCACACGTGTTGGATGCTGCACCGAATCTGCCTTTGTTTGGTGGAGGTACTTACCCCACCTATATGAAGATGATAGATTTACCACCAGGTTCCCAATCAGATGCCCAGCTGTATCCAAATGCCCGAACATGGGCGGCAGCTGAGGGCTATTATGGGATTGGCACGATTTCAGATGCTGAAGTTCCTTTTCAAGCAAATGTGTCGTGTACTACTCCGGTGATGTGGCAAGCACCCTCTTTCGCACAGACGACTTCTGGTACAACGCAGAACGTCTGGTACTTTGGCCCAGTAGATTTAGCAAATCCTGTGACGCCAACTTCCCGAGTGTTACCTTTTGACATTCATGGTGCGATCTTTTCTGGTTTGAATGCACAGAGCACATTCCAGATAACTACACGTTACATCATTGAGCGTCTGCCCTCTACTTCTGAGCCGGACCTCTTAGTCTTAACTAGACCTCCGTCACCCTTTGATCCGACAGCGCTCGAGATTTATTCTCGAACAATAGCGCAGTTACCATCGGGGTGCATGGTTAGAGAGAATCCCTTAGGAGAGTGGTTCAATGATGTACTATCAACAGTAGCCGAATGGGCCCCGTCAGTTGGGGCGATATTTGGCCCACTGGGCGCTGCAGGGGGTAAAGCCCTAGCGTCTGGTGCTAATGCTTGGTTGAAAGAGCGAGGTGCCTCAGCGGTACCTTCTGTGATGGGTCAGAAGCCTAAGAAGGGTAAAGGACCACCTAGAAACAACCAGCAAAAATCAGGAAAAGGACAGCAGGGTTCTGCGCTGTCCCGTAATCAAAAGCGGCGACTTAAAGAAGCCCGACGGCAGGCCGCTATAATGGGCTCTGCTATGAAAGGCTGATCGTCCACTCCGACACGACACACTGCCGATATTTTTTAAGGCGGTGTGCTGCGAGTGCAACTATCGATTCAGTTGAATAATTACTACCGAACACATTGTGAGTAGGTAGCGTTTTTAGTGGGTGAACGTCTTTGAGCGTAACACTTTTTCGTATAAAATTAGACCGTCCAGGTCGATCTGTGTCCACACAAG